AGGCGTCGCGCCCCCGAAGAGCTCAACGCCATACAGGGCCTTCGCGGCCTCGATCCGGTCGTTGAGGTTGGTCGGCGTGTGGGTGTGCTCGTCGTACTGAACGCCGTCGAGGAGCCGGAGCGCCGCCTGCGCCTTGGGACCGACGACGCCCTGACCGGCCAGGGCGTTGAGCGTGTGCGCTTCACGCGCGAGTCGGACGCCTTCGGAGCGGGCATCGCGCCCCTCCTGGGCTTCACGGCGCAGGCGGTCCTGCTCCGATTCCTGCTCTTGCCGGAGACGAGTCGTCTCGGCCTCCGCTTCGCGGGCACGGCGCTCGGCGGCCTCGGCGCGGGCACGCTCGGCCTGAAGGGCACGAAGGCCCTCTTCGCGAAGCGGCTCGACGGGGGCGGGCGGAGGTGCGGGCTGTTGGACCGGGACCGGGGCGGGAGGAGGGTCGCCTTCCGCACCCGCGATCGGCGGGTAGAAGGATCGGAACTCCTCGAGCGTCATGTCTCGGACTCGCTTACGGGATCGCATCGCGCGGTCCTCCCTGCGGCATCGCGCCGCGTCGAAGTTGCCCACAAAGGGACGGGTCTCCATATAGGGCAGGATGCGGCGACCTTCGGACGGAACGCTAAGACTCACTCTAAAAGTCCAAGCGCCTGGACTTCATTCGTCGTCTTCGTCCGGGTCGGGGGACGGGTCCGGAGGCATGGTCGTCGGCTCGTACGGATTGCCGCTCGCGTCGACGAAATGCGTGGTCTCCACATGCTCACGGATCAGCTTGTCGGCTTCCTTCACAGGCATGAGGCGCATCAGTGGACCACGTCCGCTTGGCCGAGAACGTCGTCAGGGACGTCCCCTTCGATGTGAGTGTCCTTGCCGGGGCCGAGCACCGTCAGAGCCGCCAGATACCAGTCGCGGTGGTCCTGGAGGTTCGGCGTGTCCTCCGTGCCGGGGAAGTGGGCGCCAGGGCCGACGGGGCCCTCGAGCTCGCGAAGCTCCGACAGCGGACCGGCGGTGCCGTCGATGGTGCCGTTCTCCCACAGCAGCTCGCCGATGCTGCCTTGCCACATGCCGATCATCCTGGTCTTCACGAGACCCTCCTCGACTGAACGTAGCCGTTCGACCAGCCGTCGTAGCGGCCGAGGACGTCGTCAGGGGTCTCGTCCTCTTGGACAAGGCTCCCCAGACCCTTGTCGACGTTCATCTTGCTGCCGTCGTAGGTAATCCGGCCGATCGGATCGCCGCCCACCTTCTGGAACTCCAAGGTCCACGCCATTAGGTCATCGCCTCCATCGGTTGCTCACCAGCGATCGTATCCGGAGCCGCGGCCGTGAGCATGTCCAGCCGGGCGATGATCGCCGCCCACTCCGAATCGGTGAACTCGGAGCGACCCAGCTCGAGTCGCGCGCGCAGCTCGCCAAGGTACGCCTTCGAGACTCGAGGCCTCAGATCGCCCTCCCGGATCACCTTGGTGCTCGGCTTGGCGCGGAGGCCAGGGTCGACACCGAAGCCAGCGCGCGCGGACGGCTTCAAGTCCTCGTGACCAGCCCAGTAGGTCGAGAACGGAGACCTGGGGACGTCGCGGTCAGCGCCCTCCGGCGTGAAGAACGTCATGCCGTGATCGAGCGGCTTGACCTGCCCGTCGCTGCCGACCTTCCAGTTGAACTGGTGGCGGTCGCGGTTCCGGATCAGGAAGTCCATGATGCCCAGCTCCCGGGCGCCGGGCAGGTCCAGGACGTGAGCGGCGTTCTCAGCCTCGTCGAACGTCCAGTCAGTGTGAGCCGCAAGGATCTCGGCGCGACGATCGAGCTCCTCAACGTCGGTGATCTTCGGCGGGCCGAGCTGGGCAAGGCCCCAGTCCTCGCCGACGTCACCGTCGATGAACGTGTGCAAGCTCCGGTTGTCGCCGACATCGATCGTGTGCGTGTCGAAGCCCAGGGCGTTCGAGACCACGTTCGCCAAGACCTCCCGGCGGGCCTCGCCGTCCCACTCGTGCCCCTTCAGGACACCCATCGTGCCGTCCGACAGCGTGACCCTCTTGACGCTCAAGCTCATCTGGCCTCCAGTCAGCTCCTCGCCATCCTCGTAGCCCGCGTAGAACGCCTTCGCCATCTCCTCGCGCTTCGCCGCGCCGGGACGGCCACCCGGGGCCTCCGGAGGCTTCGGGACGGCAGCGGGCGGCTTGGGAGGCTCGGGCTTGTCGGCCGTGTCGCTCTCGTCGATGTGGCGCGCGCGGACGTGAAGCCGGACGGTCCCGAACTCCTCGTCGGGGTGGTGGCTCTCCTCGCGCGAGACGATCTCGGTGATCTCGAGCTTGCCGGACATGAACCACTCGCGCTCGTGCGGGGTGTTGCTGATCGGAGCTACGTTCAAGCCGCGGCCGTTGGGCTCGACCTCGAACACCACGGTCGTGTCCCAGCCAGCCATCGCCTGGGCGTGGTTGGGCTTCTCCGTGAACGACGCGAAGTGCCGGAGGTCGTGCGTGTCGCCGACCTTCAGGTTCTCGATGTAGGCGTTCGAGTCCTCGTCGATGGCGCGGATGCCGCGGAACAGCGGCGGGCCGTCCGTCAGCTCCGGCGTGAGAGAGCCGTTCCGCATGGCGTCGATGGCCTGATTGAACTTCCCGGCCTCGAGCTCCTCGACGAACTTGTCCCTCGAGTCGGAGAGATCAACCCCGGCGCCAGTCCACCGAGCGACCATCTCGGCGATCTGGGCCTCGGTAGCGCCCTGGGCTGCGAACGCCTCGCGGTTGGCCTTGGCCTCCTCCGGGCTCTTCGGGAAGGCGAGTGAGTCGAGGTGGTGGCCGGGCCAATCGGGCTGACCGGGCTTGGGCGGATCGGACAACCCGAGCTCGGAGTTACTGAGCCCAGAGAGGTCGATACCAAGCTCGTCCGCGGCCTTCTTGGTCGACAGGCCGTTGGCGAGCGCCTCCTCCTTGGAAGAGCCGGTATCCGTGGTGCCGTCGGGGCGCGTGAAGGCCCAGCCATTCGCCTGCTTCGTGAGGCGACCGACCTCCGTGCCGTTCTTCGACACGGCGATCAACTGGCCCTTCTTCGAGCCTTCCTCGAGCGTGACGTCTTCCGGGCCGACGGTGGACGGGTCCGTGACTTCGGTGCGGCCACCGGTGACGATCTTCGAAGCGTCGATCCAGGTCTTGCGGCCGTTCGCTTCGACGTAGACCTTCTTGCCGTCCGGGGCGTAACGGATGAGACGGGCGTCGACCTCCTTCTTGCCGACGATCGCCCGGAAGGTGCCCTGATTGCCGGTGTTGGTCGTTGAGGGCAAGTTCGGGTCCGGCATGTCCGCGGACAGGTCGAGGTCCTTCTCGGCGTCCGTGCGGTCGTGATCGAACAGCAGGCCGAGCAGGAAGTTGCGGAACTCCTGGTCGTCCGACTCCCAGAGGTCCTTGGCCCAGTTCTGCTTGTAGAACAGCGACTGGAGGCCCATCGACAGAATCTCCGTCGACCGCGGATCGCCCGGGTCCTCGGGGATGAAGGCGCCCCTGGGGCCGTACCACTTGCTCGTGTAGTCGTCCGGGAACATGCCCGGGAAGTGGACCTCGTCGTCGCGGTAGCCCTTGCCGAGCCACTTCGGGTGCTCGCCGCGCTCGGCGATGCGCGCCGAGAAGAAGTCGGTGACGAGCCGGTGGATCTCCGGGTTGCGCTCTTCGACAGCGTGACCCAGCTCGTGCATCGTCACCGACTGGCTGCGGGACTGGATGCGGCGACCGTTCCACTCGCCGCGACCGCCACTGTGTTCGACGCCGACCCTGCCGACGTTCTTGATCCAGGTCTCCGGCAGCTTCGTCGCAGCGTGATGGACCTGACGTTCGATACGAGCGGTGGCGGGCTTGGTGTTGTTCAGCCGGGTCTCCATCGTGCCCTTCGGAGCCAGCTTGCGGCGACGCTGAAGCTCGTTCTTGAACACCCGGTCGCGAGTCTCCGCGAGCTCCTTCTTCGCGCGCCAAAGGCGCCCGCGAATGTCCTGGCCGGGGCGTTGGGCGTCGTCCCACTCGGTCTTCTGCTGAGAAGTCCAGTCCCTGGTCATCCTGACCCAGTCGGGGATGGACGGGTACGGGCCCATCTCCTCTTCCCACTGCATCTTCGCGAGCTCGGCCTCGTCGACCTCCTGCTGGGCAGCCTTCATCTCCGGGGTGTCCATCAGCTGCTGGTAGCGGAACTGGCCAGCCTGGACCACGTGATCGTGCGTGCGGAGCGGATTGCCGCGCGACCAGGGCTTGATGGCCTCGGCCTCGCGGACGGCCTCCTCGGCGTCCAGGCGAGCGTCGTGATCCGCTTCCGTCTCGAGCCCGTCGAGAGAAACGACGTCGTGGATGCCGCCGGGCTTCTGGACCCAGATGTCCCCGTTCTTCGAGGCGTAGTCGGCAGCGCGCTGATCGACGTTCAAGACCGTGAGCCAGCGGCCCTCCTTGTCAATGAGGATCGTGCCGGGAGCATGGCCGCTCTGATGGATTTGCGGCTTCGGCGGCGGCATGTTCGGGGCGGGCTCGAGGAACCCGGCGTGGAAGGTCCCCTGGGTGCCGTTGTCAAGGTCGACGACGACCTTCGAGCGCTTGTGCCTGATGGGACCTTCGCCTTCCCACTCCTCGTCGATGCGGTTGATCGTGCCGGACAGACTGGCCTTCGTCCGGACCCGCAGCCCGGGGTGAAGCTCGCCGATGGGAGCGCCAGTGGATGACAGCTCGAACACGGACGGGTCGATGTAGGACTCGAGGGCCTGCTCGCGCGTGTTGCCGAGGATCTTCGACACGTGCTCGCCGGTCCGCAGCTGCTGGAAGCGGGCCTCCTTGTCGTCCGTGGGAGCGTCGAAATCCTGAAGGAAGCGGCGGGCTTCGGCGGTAGCGAGGCGGGTCCGGAAGTCCTTCGCGGTGGCGCCGAAGGCGTTCGTCTTGAACCAGCCGTTGAGCCGCCTGTCGTTCACGCTCCAGAGGCGCTCGTTGCCCTGCTTGCCACGGAGGCGCTTCTTCAAGACCTTCGCCAGCTCGGCGTCCTCGAGCTCCAGCTTGTTGCGGACGCCTTCCTTGCCGATGAAGTCCAGGTAGACGACGTCGCCGCGGACTTTCACATGCCGCCGCTCGAGCGTCGTGGCGGCGTACGCGAAGACGTCGCCCTGCTTCTTCAAGGAGCCGGGGCGGAGCCCCATCTTGCGGACCAGCATCGCCACGGCGGCGGTGTCGGACTTCATCGCTTCGGCGGACAACTTCTCGTCGACCTCGCTGATGTGCTGGTCGAGGATGCGGACCCGGGCGAACTTGTCAGCGGCGCCCGCCTCCGAGAACTCGACCGACTGAATCCGCTGCCGCTTGCCCTTCCTGTCCCGGCCGATCACCTGGACAGGAGCTTCCGGATCGTCGGAGACGAAAACGTCCGTCCAGCCGGGCGGGATCTTCATGTTCGGCCCGAAGCGCTTCTCCTTGTCGTCGTCGCGCATCGGCCGCATCTTGGGCGGGACGTGGAGCAGGTCGAAGCCGATCTCGTCAAGGGCCGTCTTCAGCTGGGCACGGTTGCTCTGAGGGACCAGCCAGACGCCGCGGTCAGGGTCCCAGGTGCCGCCGAGACCCTTGAACAGGCCGGGGACGTCGACGAACCGGCCGCGGTCGTGGCCGGACCGGTCGCGAGGGTGCAGGGCCTCGAAGGCCGGGTTCTTGTCGACGTGATGACCGGCGACGCTGGGCATCAGGCGGCGGCCTTGGCCTTGCCGTTCTGAGACGCAGGCTCAGTGGGCTCAGGGCCAGGGAGGCCGCCGACAGCGAGGTTGCCGTCGTCCTGCTCGGAGACCGTGGCAGCCGGAGCGACCTCGCCGCCGCCCTGGAGCTCGAGCAGCTCCTTCTGGCGCTCCATCTCCTCGTCGCGGAGCTTCAGCATCCGCTTGATCTGCTGAGGCGAATACCCGGCTTCCTCCCACAGGATCTCCTGGGGAACGCCGATCGCCTGCTTCATCGTGAGCGACTGAGACAGGCTGATCGGGTCGCGCTTGCCGGGGTGGGCCCAGATGACTTCGGCGTCGTCCATCAGCGCGCGCACAGCGTCGTCGTCGGCGCCAGCGAAATCGGGCCGCATCACGGAACGCCACTTGAAGGCGAGGCGCATCGCTTCTTCGTGAGGCTCGCCGAAGTCGAGATGCTTGCGCTTGCAACGGAACTCCAGGCCGGTCTCCGCGGCGATCAAGGCGTCGCCGCTGATGTTCGCCAGCTTCGCGAGCAGGTAGTGAGGCGGCGTGCGGGTCTGGGCGGCGATGTGCTGGACCGCCATGTCCACCATCTCCACGTACTTGCCGAGGTCGGCAGCCGCCAGGTTGGACACCTTCACTTCCGGGTTCTCGAACGCCCACAGGCGGCTGACGGCAGCGCGGAGCTGGGCGGCGTTGGTGACTTCGCCGGTGATCGGGTCGCGAGGAAGCTGGATGCCTGTCAGGACCCGCTGAGGGAACGCCGCGAACTCGGAGGCGGTCATGCCGTCGAGGAAGAACTTGTTGGCGGCGTCGTTGAGCGCCACCGCGGGCTTCAGGTCAGAGACGCCGCCGGTGAGCATCTTCGGGTTGTTCTCGAGCGGGATCAGCATGACCTCGCCCAGCGGGTTGTCGTCGCTGGAGACGGGGTCTCCCCATTCGCCGGGCGCGATGTTGGCGGGGAGTTCGAGACCCAGGCCGACGATCATTTCGGCGTGCCGGTCCTGGCGCCAGGTGACGATCCGCTCCGGCAGGTACAGGACGCAGATGGCGTCGCCTGACGGCACGTCGATGTAGGTCTTGAGGCCAGCGAGCCTGTCACCGGTCGCTTCGTCGTGGATGACGATGCACTGGGACGGATGCTCGACAGTGATCATCGGCTCCGAGTCGGCGTCCTTGGGAGGGCCGACGAGCAGGTAGGCCGTGCCGAGCTTGATCGCTTCCGTGTGGGCCTTGAGGCTCTTCACGTCCATCTTGTTCGCCTGCCAGATCGCCCACGCCTCTTCGTCGGCTTCGTCTTCGCCGAAGCGGAAGCCGAGGATTTCAAGGCGTTCAGCGGCGACGTCGACCGTGAGAGAGCACCAGTTGGTCGCGAACTCCTCGAACTGCTCTCCGAACGCCTCGTCGAACTTCTCGGACGCGAACGACAGCCGGTGGTTGCCGTCGTAGTAGTCGTCGAACAGATCGATCTGTGGCCGACGCTCGGCGATGAGGCGAAGCATGTGGTCGCGCCATTGGGCGTCTGTCGGCATCAGCGTCCTCTCAGAAGAAGGCGGCGCCGCTCGGCGCGGGCTTGGAGGTCTTGAGTGTGACGGCGCGCTCGGCCAGCATCGCTAAGGCGACACAGGCGTCGATGCGTTCGAGGCTCTTGCGCTTGCTGATCTTCCAGCCACCTCGATCCGTCGGGGCGGACACGGCGGAGAGGCATTGGCGCCGGAACAGGGGGTCGCCGTCGTGGACAAGTCTCCGCTCGAGAATCAGCTCGTAGAGCTCGGTGGAGGCTTGCTCCATGCGCGCGGACTGCGGGAACTCGACCATTGGGAAGCCGCCGTCCAGCATGATCTCTGCGCTCTCTCTGAACTGCCACGGGTCGTACGCGATCTCCTGAAGGGCCTGATCGTGCTGCGCGTCGCCGATAAGGATGCCGCGAATGTCGGACACCCCGAACGTGGGGCCCATCTCCTCCGGCAGCAGGATTCGATGATGGACGTGCAGCTGGTTGCCGTGCCACTGGCCGGTGAGCAAGGCCGCTGAGTCCCTGCGGTAGCCGACGTCGACGGTCCTGACGGAGGGGAGCCGTGGGTCGTAGGCGGGGACGCCTTTGCACATGTCGAACTCGTACGGCTTGATCCAGGCTTCCTCCGACTCCGTCCACTGGTTCAGGTGGAGGCGGCGGAAGATCGACTCGGGCAGGCGGTGAGATTCGCGCTCGAGGTCCGGGGCTGTGATCCAGGACGACGGGTTCGCGGCCTGCCAGCCGTCCGGGTCGTGGACGGTGACGGTCTCCGGGGCCTCGTACCACTTGAACAGGAACGACGCCGAGCGCATCGCTTTGAGGCCGCCGTCCCGTTGGAGAGCCTTGCCGCGCTCGTACAGGTCGAAGCAGATCGACTGGCGGTCGAACCCGGCGGTGGTGATCGAGACGACGAGCGGGGCTTCGCGCGCGAGCTGGCCGGTCGTCAGGGCGTAGTACAGCTCCGGGTCCTTGTGGACGTGCAGCTCGTCGATGACGACGCCGGACGGGTTGAGGCCGTAGTTGGTGCCTGCGTCTGCGGCGAGGACTCGGAAGACGCCGTTGTTGCTCTTGCAGGTGATGACGTCCTTCTGGACGCTCAGGTAGTCCCGGAGCTTGGGTGAGGCTTCGACGAACTCGCGGGCCTGGTTGAAGACGATGCGGGCCTGGTCGCGGGACCCTGCGGCGACGTAGACCTCCGGGCCGTGCTCGCCGGAAGCCATGAGCATGTAGAGCGCGATCGCCGCGGAAAGCGTCGACTTGCCGTTCTTGCGGCTGATGCCGAGCAGGGCCTCCCGGTAGACGCGCTGGCCGTCGCCGTAGACCAGGAACAGCTCGTCCAGGAACTCTTTCTGCCAAGGCTCGAGGTTGAGCGCCTGGCCTGCCCATCTGCCCTTCGTCTGGACGACGTAGCTCTCCGCGAACTTCGCGACGCGAGCGCCTACCCCTTTATAAACCCGAGTTCGGTCGGGTGCCTCTAGCTCCACCGAAGTTGCCCTGAATGACCGGGGTGGGCGATTTGGGCGGGTTAGCCGACCACGGTGGCGTCGGTGTAGACCTGATCCACCTCATCACCGTCCGCGTCGGTGAGGATGACGGCGCCGAGACCCTCGTCGAGCTCCTTCTTCAAGGTGCGGGCGTGCAGTTCCGCGAGGCCGAGGCGCGTGCGGGCCACGGGTGTGAGCGCGTAGTGCTCCGCCATCTTGAGGAAGAGAGTGGTTGCGTCCTGTTCGATCTTGAGCGCAGGGTGAGGCCGCAGTTGTCCGACGGAGCCGCGGACGTAATGGCCGTCCTGGGCGAGAACGCGTTGGGCTTGGCGGATGCGGGCGTACTGGGTGCAGAGCTGCTCGAGCACTGGGACGTCGATGCGATCGACGATCCCGGTCTCGCAGAGCTTCACGACCGAGTCAGCCCAGAACTCCTTCGCTTCCGGCGGAAGATGCTCGGGAGGATCGGCGAGTTCTTGAAGATCGGGGCGACCGGCGACGAGAACGGGCGCAGGGAGCGGCCGCTTCGACGGGTTACCTTCGCGGATTCGCTGCTCGATCGGCGTTGGGGGCATTCCACGCATCGCGCGCTCCTCTCTGGCATCGCGCCAGGTCGGTGTTCATGTCGTCAGGGCCCTGAGTCGCTCAAGCTCTGCATCTCCGTGTGCCCGCTCCGCTAGCCATTGGGCTACCGCGGCGTTCGGCTCGCCGTCTTTGTCTGTGAGGGCCCGGCGAACGGTGCCGATCGCCAGGAGTTCGAGGTCGGCGCGGGCCTTCTCGACGTCCTGACGGAACTTGTCGTCCTCTTCCAGCCAGCCGCGGACGACGCTGACGTCGATGCCAGCATGCTGAGCGGCGAGCTCGTTCGACGCCCCGGCCCGGACAGCGACAAGGACGGCGTTGGCTGTGGACTGGTCGAGTCGAGACATAGAGAAGGCGCCCCGAAGGACGCCTTCTCAAAGTACGGCTATGGACGGACAGCTACGCCTTGGCGAGCTCCACGGCCTTCTCGAAGCTGGCGACGATCCGGGCGTGGTGGGACCGAGTCGCCGAGTTGCTCTCGCTGTCGTTGCGGGCGATGATGATGTTCACGGCGCCGTCGACGGAGTCGGCGTCGGGCATGTGCTGCCCCTCGTACGCGGGCTTCAGCGTCCCGAACACCTCCTCGAAGCCGCGGGCGACCAGCTTGATGGCCCCGGCGAAGATCGGGTCCTCGGCGAGCCAGTTGGTGTCGAGCTCCTCCGAGTTCGCGAGGTAGTGGTACAGCGCCTCGCCGTCGAGGGTCTCGATGGCGACGATCCCGGCCGAGCAGGCGGGGACGTCCGTGCAGGTCATCCCCGAGATCGTCTTGTCGAACTCCTCCTTGCTGGCCTCGGTCACATCGTCGCCGAACTCGTCGTGCTCGAGGACGATGTCGACGTTGAACCACGCGCCGCTGGCCCACTTCTCCTCGATGCGGGCGTGCTCCAGGCTGCGCTCGAGGGCCTCGAGCACGCTGGCGGGCTTCGTCCAGCCCTTGAACTTCGTGATGGTGCCGGTCATGCGGACTGCCTCCTACTGGTCGTTGTGCTGGTCATTGCGCTGCTCCGACGTCGGGTCGGTCAGGAACTCCAGGCCCTTGTCGGTGATCTTGTAGACGGCCTTGCGCTGGCCTCCCTGCGGGCCGCGGCTGTCGCGCTTCCACGTGATGGCGTGTTCGCGTTCGACGGCTTCGCGGAGCACGGAGCTGACGGTGCTGGTGCCGATCTTGGCGGTGGCCGAAATCGTCTCCCGGATCGCGTACGAGTGCTCGGCCAGGCTGTTGAGCACCTTCACGTACGAGGCGTCGCTGTGCGTCTTGGACTTCAGCTTCGGCTCGGGGACCGCGACGTGCAAGGCCGGGGCGTTGATCGGCGCGCTGCCTGCCAGACGGTCGAGGATCACCTGGGCCTTGTCAAGCTCCTCCTGGGCGACCGTAACCGTCACGGTCCAGTAGTCGACGGCCTCGCGCGCCTGGAGCTCCAAGGCGCCGAGGTCGGGCATGACCGGCGCGTGCTGCCGGTAGGTCGAGGCGAGCATGTCGAACTCGTCACTCATCCGGGTCCTCCTCGTCGAACAGCTTGGGTGTGGTCCGCTTCACGTCCGCGGGAGGCATCCATGTCTCGTCGCGGGCGCCCTTCGGGTTGTCGTGGCGAGGCTCGCCTTTCTGACTCTCGTGCCACTGGGCCTGGTAGTCCAAGCCCATATCGAGCAGCCAGTCGTTGATCGTGTCGTGGTTCATCTGGAAGATGCGATCGCCCGGCTGGACCTTGCGCGCGCCCTCCTCGATGAAGTGGTCGACGCCGCGGCCCATCTGACGGCCAGCGCGGGTGTGCATGTCCTTCGCCTCGTCGGGAATCTCGAAGCGCATGTGGTGCTCTTCCGACGCCACCATCGACATGAAGCAGGCGATCCCGTTCTTCTCCGCGGTCGCCATGAGGATCACGGCGTGCGTGGCCTCCATGCCGCCCCACTTGTGCTTCTTCCGCTTGCTGTCGCTGGTCTCCCGGAGCGCGTTGATCGTCGCCGGGAGGTAGCGGTCAGCGGGGCCAATGTCCTCGCTGAGAATCTCCTGGAGGCGATTCCACATCCAGGTCTGGTGGCCGCTGCCGAACAGCTCCATCGCCCAGTAGACGGCCTTCTCCACCTGGCTGCGGCGGATCGCCTTCTGCATCGCGCTGACGCAGTCGTACGGCGAGTAGCCGCGCATGGTGGGGCCATGCTCGAACTTCTTGGCGGCCATCAGACGGTGGCGAGGTTACGGCGGAGGAGACGCTCGACCTTGCGGCTGGCCTTGCGGAAGCGCGCGTCCACTTCGTCGTGGTCAACGCAGACGTCGCGAAGCTCTTGGCAAGCCTCGTCGAGCTCCTCGTCGTTGAGGGTGGCGGCGATCTCGAGCAGCTGATCCGCCGCCTCGCGGAACTGGCCCTGGTCCTTCATCTGGTCCTCCCTGGTCCGGGTGTTTGGCTATACGAGTAGTCTACCTGATAACCGCATCAGGTGCCAGTGTGGAAGCCAACTTGAGGGCCTGAGCGACCGTCTGGTCCATCGTCATGTACTTGTAGGTGCCGAGGCGCCCGGCGAACGTCACGTCAGGCCGATCCTGAGCGAGCCTGCGATAAGCCCGGTGGAGGTCCCAGGACTCCTGGCAGGGGATTGGGTAATGCGGGTCCCCGGTAGCCTCTGAGAACTCGTAGGAGACGGTCGTGGAGTCCGCTATCTGGCCCGTGATGTGGCGCCACTCGATCGTGCGCGTGTACGGGTGATGGCGAGTGCAGTCGTTCAGCACCGACACCCGTTGGACCAGCTCGCGCTGCGGGAAGTTGACGTGCTCGAAGCGGACGGAGCGGAACGGCAGCGGGCCGTAGCAGTAGTTGAAGAACTCGTCCGGCGGGCCGGTGTAGACGATGCGGTCGAACTCGAACGACGGAGCCAAGTCCTTGAACTCCGTCTCGAGCATCAAGTCGACGCCCCGGAGCATCTTCTCGAACACCGGCGTCCAGCCTTCGGAAGGCTGGGCCTGGAACCAGTCGTCGAAGTAGCCGTCGTCGTCGCTGAGGCGGTAAGGCAGCCGACCGGCGACCGCGGAGGACAGCTGAGAAGCGGGGCGGCCCCACTGCTTCAGCGTGTACTGCTCGTACAGCAGCTCGAAGATTTCACGGCCGACGTGGCCGACCACCTGGTCCTCCGACGAATGGAAGTCGACGTCCTCCTTCACGGCGTCGTAGAACTGGGCGGTGGCTTCCGGCGTCTCGAGGTGCAGGTCGAACAGGCGGTTGATCGTGGTGCGGTTCACCGGCATCGGGACCTGCCTGCCGTTCGAGGCGATCGCTTCGACACGGTGGCGGAACGGGACCCACTGCGTGAACTGGCTCAGGTAGTCGACGACGTGCCTGGCGTTCGTGTGGAAGAGGTGAGCGCCGTGGGACGAAATCAAGATGCCGTGTTCGTCGACGTGGTCGTAGACGGTGCCTCCCACGTGGTCCCGGCGGTCGATGACCAAGACCGTGTCGCCGACAGTGGCAAGCCTCTCGGCGATCGTGGAACCGGCGAAGCCTGCGCCGACGATGAGCGTGTCGTACTTGGGCATTACCAAGGCACCTTCAGCTGAAGCTGAATCTCGACGCTCAAGCTCGAGCGCGCGGACTCTTGCCTGCGGCGGATCGCGTCACCGAAGCTCTGGACCATGAACTTCTCGTTGTCGATCACCCGCTGCCATGTGCGATGTGTAGACATGCCGCCGGACGTCTTCCAGGTCTGGTGCATCGCCAGGCCGTAGCGGTTGTCGGTGAGCATCATCCGGTCGTGGTAAGCGGCCAGGCCGCTGACGTAGAGGTCGTCGGTGAGCATCTCCGGCATGTTCGGGAAGGTGAAGCGCTCGTCCTGGATCAGGCCGAGGCAGTGGCCGCTGACCATGTGGCGGAGGCTGAACGGGCGGTGCGGCCGGTAGAGGGCCGGGTCGACGTACGTGTTGAAGCCGCAGACGTGCAAGCCCATCGCTTCGGCGTGGTCGAACAGGCGGTGGGTGAGATCCCTCACCACCTGCGGGTCACGGATTCGATTGTCTTCGCCAGCACCGGCCTGGAGGTCGACCATGTGCTTCAAGTCGTCGTCGAACATCATCACCCGCGGGTAGTGGTCGACGATCCATTGGCGCTTCGGAGCGATGCCTTGGACCGAGTCCGGGTGGACGATCAGCTCGTTGTCGGGGTGAGCGGCCGCGTAGAGCGGCACCTGGGACTCGGCGACGACCAGCGGGATATCGGGGATCACCCTGGTCGTGTAAACCCGGCCAGCCCTGCCGTGAGTCGGGCAGCAGATCAAGGGCTCAGCCGACAAGGTGCCCAGATTTCACGGGGTGGGAGATTTGGTCCGGTTCCGGATATCCGGCTCGGTCCAGAGCAAGAACTTGAACGGCCAGCAGGCGAAGCGAAAATGCGCCACTTGACCTCGAGGCAGGGTCTGGACGACGTGGAAGGTCACGCCCACGGCACCCGGAGGCTGTACGGATACAGGTCGCCGGGGATGTTCGGGTCGTGGATAGCGTCGCCGAAGGCTTCGCGCAGCCATTCCCGGCCGTCACGGCGCGTGCGAGCGGTGCGGAGGCCCGCGACCCCACCTTTCGCGTTCATCGTGTGAGGCAGGGCGTAGCGCATGTCCGCGAGCATCGCCCGGTGGTAGTAGGCGTTCAGGGCGCTGACGTAGCAGTCCTCAGCGAGCGGCCATTTCGGAATCCGCAGATGCTCGGACGGATGCAAGCCAAGGACGGCGCCCGACAGCTCGCCGACGACCTTGAACGGCCGCTGAGGCGTGTAATGCAGCGGGTTGGCGTCCCTGGAGACGCCCCAGAGCTTCAAGCCGAGCTGGTCGGCCATGTCGGCCACCCGGTAGATGACTTCGCAGGCGATCTTCGGGCCGACCTTGCGCGGCGGGGTCTCGGAGACGGCGACCATGCCGGTCGAGTCGTCGTCGACCATGAAGACGCTGCCGAACTTCTCGTAGATCGCCTGGCGGGCGCCGCCGATGTTGCGGACCCAATCGGGCTCGGCGAAGACCTCGTTGTCGGGATACGACTCCTGGTAGGCGCCGACTTCCTTAGCGGGAACCATTATCACGAGGTTGTCGCCGAACGCGTTGACGGCCAGGACGTTGTCGTGCCGCCCCTTGGAAGGGGTGACGATGGCGGGCTTCATCAGGGCTCCAGAAGCTCTTGGAACCGAGTGGCGGTGAGCACGTGGCCGACCGCGACGGCGTCCGACTTGTACGACTTCTCGCGCCTGAGCTCGAGCTTCGTCTGGAGCCAGTTCCAGTCCGTCTCGTTCTCGCAGAAGATCAGCACGTAGTCGTACTTCTCGTTCAGCCGGGGGACCAGCGGGAACGTCGGGTCCTCCACCTTCTCCGGCGGGGCGAGCTTGGCGAGCAGGGCCTCGACCTCGTTGTCGTTGAAGCCGGGGACAGCGCCGATGACGCGGAGGACGTCGCCGAGCTCTTCCTCGTCCCATTTCGCCTTGTCGCCGGTGGCGTTGTCGGCCACCGCGCGGCGGAGGGCCTTCGGGTCGTCGTCGTCGACGATCAAGGCGTCGATGTTGTCCCAGCCGAGCTGGATCGCGGCCTTCAGCATGTGGTTGCCGACGATCACTTCGCCGGTGGTCTTCTGGACCACGACAGGGCGATGCTGGCCGAACTCCTTGAGGGACTCGAGAACTTCGGCGACCGCACCGCGGCGCGGGTTGACCTTCGCGTGCTTCAGGAGCCGGACCGGGACTGACACCGCGTCGGAAGCGGACGTGCCGGTCGGGAACTCGTGAAGCAGCTCAAGACGCTGCGCCTCGGTGAGAGGAGCGTCAGGATCGACTTCGACTGGGACTTCGCTGGCCTTTACAGGCGCACTGGACTTGGTCATGCGGGCCAATCTACGTCCGGTGACGGACGGCTCAGGGCCTTCGCGATCATCTGCTTGTCAGTGTCAAGCGACAGCCAGCGACGGCCAAGGTGCCGAGCGGCACAGCCGGTGGCGTTCAAGCCAGCGAACGGGTCCAGCACCAAGTCGCCCGGGTCGGTCAAGTGGTGGATGAACCAGCCGGGCGCGTCGACCGGCAACGCGGCGTGGTAGCCCTGGGCCTCCAACCAGATGCGTTCTCGCGGAGACGGGCTGACCGGGACGACGTTCGAGTTGAACGTCTTCGGGGCCGTGGTCACGACCTTGTCGCTGCGGCCGAGCCACCAGGCGTACGACACGTGATCGGGAGCGCGCTGAAGCCCCGCCATCTCGACAGCGACGGACGAGCTCATGCGCGGCAGGTCGTGGACCAGCACGAACATCTGGAGCAGGTCCAGGCCGGTGTACTGAGCGATCGCCTCGAGCAGACGGAATGTGTCGGTGGTCTGGCGGGGTGGGGCCCAGCAGTTGCCGAGCGTGACCACAATCGAGCCGTCTTCGCGGATCAGGTCGGCGAGCCGGGCGAAAATGTCGCCGAGCCAGCGCTCGTGCCCAAGGTCGAGACTGAACGGCGGGCTGGTGAAGATCAGCCTGGGCCGTTCGTTGACACCGTCGAGGTAGTCCTCGACGTCCTTGAGCAGGTAGACGCCGTCAGGCATCGAAGAACCTCGCTGTCGTCTTGTTCGGGACCAGGCGGACGGGCGTGAAGACCTCCGCGTCGTCGTGGTGGAGCGTCCGGCCGATGGCGACCATGAACGCGTCCTGGCTGGTGACGCTGTACGGGTAGCGATCGTCGCCGGGGGCGAGCTGAGTCTCGTACTGCTCGAGCGCGCGGAGCTTCCGGTCCACCTCGTCCAAGCTGAGCGGGACCACCACCTGCGGGTCGTAAGGGGACGGTGAGCCCCACGTCCAGTACTCGAGCACCGACCCGGCGTAGCGGTGCGGCCGCATCAAGGCTTTGACGGCCTTCCGGATCGCTTCGTGGTCCTGGTCGTGGCTGGGGCCGGGGGCAAGCACTAGCTCGAGCTCCTCGACGTTGACCTTGTTCTCGATCATCGTGAGCAGGGTGCTGGTCGGGATCTCGTCGAGCGTGTGCGTCTCGTACGTGAACCCGGCGAACTGGTAGCCGAGCAGCGTGGACGCCTTCCGCATCTCAGCCATCCGGGTGGCGCCTTCGTACGCCTGGTATTCGGCAGCGGCCTGGTCCCAGCGCCTGTCTTCACGGCTGAGCGTGCAGAACAGGACGTTGGGCTTGTCGAAGCGTTGGAGGACGCCACCGCAGCCGAGGACTTCGTCGTCCATGTGCGGGGCGATCACGAGGAGGCTCATGAGTCCAAGCGCCTGGACTCGAAGGTGGCCAGATTCGCTCGGGTGGGAGATTCGGGCAAGTTAGCTAGCACCCTGGTCACGGCAGAGAGCCAAAAAGGCAGCTCCATCCACGGGCGGGTTGCTAGCTGGCGGCTGCTAACGCTAGCTGGAGTCATGGCCGATACCCGAAGCCGGGGCGAGACGCCAAGAACGACGCCACCTTCTCGTCCAAGCTCGGACGGCGCTTCTTCCGCTTCCAGCCGACGCGCACCGTGACCACACGGCGGCCCCAGGAGATGGCGGTGGAGCACGAAGGCACCCAGAAATCCAGCTGGGTCCCGTAGCCGATGCGGTCACGGACCACGAACCGCCTCTGCCCCGTCGGGCTCGGCTTGATCGTGAGGCGCGTCCCCAACGGATACCCGTTGTGAGCGACGCTACCCGCCCTCGTGTAGGTCCCGTCAGCCATCGTGCCGTGCAGGCAGTAGCCGGTGCTCGTTTCCGCCAGGGCCTTGGCGGGCGTGACGGCGGTGACGACAGCGGCGATAGCGGCGAGGCGTTTCATGCCGCGGCCCTCCGTCGGAGAAGCGCAAGCTCGACGCCGACCGCCACCTCAAAGACGCGACATTCCTGCGTCGCGTAGCTCATGTGGTGAAGGCCGCGACCGACCGAACGCCACTCGGCCTCCACGTACGACCGGCCGCCAGCCGGGTGCGCGGTGATCTTCACGTCCTGGGCGTTGTCGATCAGGTCGACAATCTCCTGGATCTGCTGTTCAGCCTTCTGGTCCGTCATCTGGTCCTTTCGTCAGGGCAAATAGCCGGGAAAGTGCGGCGCGATGAGCGACGGTACGCAGTGTTCTCTCCTTTCTTC